TCAAGAACGTTCAGCAAGCCAAGTATCAATATCAGATTTTCTCCACGCTACACGCCCCATGGACGCTTTAACACTTTTGGGGAATTTACCTTGTCTCATCATACGCCAAATTGTTGTGTCGCTCAAGCTGGTGACTTCAATCACCTTTGCTTTACTTAGTAGCGCTGGTTGTTGTTCCATTATTCTTCTCCATTAAAATAAAAAGCCCATTTCTGGGCTTGTTATCTAACCAATATCGCGATTTAATATTTCGCGGATCTTGTCGCCTGATTTCTGCTCAATGAAATCATTTATCACTTTATACAATCGCCATTTGTATTTAAGAGGTATTTTTGTGCTTGGACCATTTTTAATTGATATTTCCATTTCGCAGAAATGTTGGAACCCACGAATTGTTAATTCTTTTGATTTATGCTGAAGGTAATAACCATCAAAATCCCATTCCTCTGCATGCCTAGAAAGGCTAGTGCATAGCTCAAGATATACACCGTTAAGTGGATAGATAAAAGAACATAACCAAGATATAAAATATTTTAACATTTGAATTTCTCCTGTTTTGATAAAAATAAAAAACCGCACTTTCGCGGTCTGTTGTTACTCTTGATACCGTTTACCAGTTAACATCTCAATAACTTGGATTACGTCGTCTTTTGATTTGTAATATCTGCCATGCTCTAGTGCCGAGTGGTAATGCTCTTTGGCTCTTACGCTTTTTACCAGCAGCTTCTGGCTTAGATCCGACCCCAAATAGTACAAATATTCTGCACCATCCGGTATCTCGTAGATTGGCTTAGGCAATTCACGTAAAGGCGCCTTAATTGGCTTGGGTTCTCGCCACATGCCGACAATGTCTAAATCTCTACGACTACCGTCAAAATTACCTTTATAATCCCATGCTGCGGCAATCTCTAAGTCTGGTTCGGACTCATAATAACCAAGTAAATCATGACATTTAAACGTTTTTAATTTTTTAAGCAAATAAGCTTTGTTTCCGCCTTCCAGTACAAAAGCTTCGCCTCTCAGCGCCCGATCTAAATCAAACGGTTCGGGCTTGTCTTGCCAAAGCGAGACAACACATGATAGGTCCTGGTCAGTCCACTGCAACGACCAATCGTCACCTCTGGTGATAAGAACCAAATACGGATTATCTCGGTGAGTTTCGCCCACTAACACCAGTTTACACTTATCCCCCGATTGCGTCATACCGTAATTGCCATTTAAAAACGCGTGTTTTTCTTGTTCATTCAACATTTTATTGTCCTTTTTTGAGTAATAAAAAGGCCCTCACGTGGAGGGCTTGGGGTTGGTTAGGGTTGTTTATTTCTTTGGCTTGTATTTGTCTAGATACGATACATCGGCGGGAGTAGCAGGTAGTCCCGCTTTACGGGGCGGCAAACTTTCCAGTAGCTGCGATTCCCACTGTGGGAAAATTATTAGAAACGCTTTGTCTGTATCAACGGACAAAATAGTATCTTTTAAATTTTTTAGGTCTCTAGCGGTAAAATGAAATCTGTGTAACGCTCTTGATGACGCACTTATCCGATTCCGCTACCGGAGTGTATTTTTGGAATAAGTTATAAGTAAACTTACTCATGCCTAGCCAAGATAAGTAACACCGCCACTGCATAGAATCAGTGTAATTTTCTGCGTCAATGTATGCAGTTAGCTTGTGATCAAAAACGCAGTCGCTTTCCATTGCATCAACCACCCCCACAAAAGTAACGGGTTCGCCATTTATGCGTTTCTCGATTTCAAATTTGAATTCCTTGATTTGCGGAATGTGAATTTCAGTCTCAATTTCGCTAAAGTCGAACTTAAAGCCATCTTTCTCAACAAAGGCCAGTGTCATATTTTCATGATCTTCCAAGACCTTATGAAACGCGGAGCCGGCAAGCATGGCTTCATTGGGTTGTACTTTCTTTTCAAGATAAGCAACCATTTCTTCAATGGTTGCTTCCTCGCTCTCAAGCCACCGCCGATAGGCTTCAAGTTGTGTAGCAGATATCCGGTGGACCGATAAATGTACTCTTTTAAGCCAAGTGAAGCTAGCTCTCTATATGAGCGCTGCGCTACAGTTTTGTCTGACTTTGACGATTCAAATGCATAAAACTCCAATATCGCCATACAAACAATATCAGGATATGCATAATGTATCGCCCCATTTTTCTCTACTTGAATATATAATGATTCATTGCTAAACCCGCGATTAAACAGGTACGAACTTAAAAAAGTCATTCTATTTGTGGTAAATAGGCCACTTTGTATGGAAGAAGTCCACTCTGAAGATAATTCTTGTAATGTAATACGAGAAATATCACATACTTTAGCTAATCCTGTTTGTGTCAAGTAAGGAATGCCATTTCCTAATACCCCCATGCCAATTCCATTTATTTCTGCTTCTTTATCGATAGAAATATCAAGAACACCCTGTCTAGGCCCCGTAGGTAAATTACTATTTTCCATATATAACTCCATGTTTTTATTTAAGAAATACCTCGCAGGTAAATCAATGTTTTTTATTATTTGCTTAATAAATTCACTTCTAGATCAATACTATAATGCTTCAATCCTCTCCCTCGCCACGCCTATGATTCGGATCTCTTGATTAAGGGAGCTTAATGTAGGGTACATCGGATTCAACGGAACTAATTCAAAGTGAGGCATTCCATTTTCCGCGATTACGCCAAGTTCTTTGTACTGTTTAAATGTAGCTTCATCATTGCCGTTTATTGCCGCGACGAACTTCCCCGGTGTTGGGGTTATATTCGGATCTATCAATACTAAATCGCCGTGATTAAACCTTGGTTTCATTGAATCCCCGTTAATTCGCAGATAAAACGAATCTTCGGAGGCCACAACGGTGCTTGGGATCATCTCATAACCGTCGAACCCCTCAAGTGAGCTAATGCCAGTCCATAATCCTGCCTGAATCGGGCTTAATAGCGGGTAAGCTATTTGCTTCTCAATCTGTTCTATTGAGGCGTTTTTGTCACCATAACTCAACCACTCTTTTGTAATCCCTAAGAAGTCAGACAAAACATAAATATTCGCCGGTGTTGGCAAGGTTTCTGCATTAAACCATTTACTGACCGCTTTGGGTGTTATCTTCAATATGTCGGCAATGATCTTACCTCTGCCTTTTTCCGGCAAATTCTTTCTTTTGCAAGCTATATCAAGTCGCTCGGCAAAGTCTTGTTTAATTTTTTCTTCGCTGATCATTTTTCTTACCTTTGAACTAATGGTTCAATTATAAATAAAACTTGAAGTACTTTCAGTTCCTCTTTATAATGTACTTAAAGTTCATCTAAAGAGGTTTTATATGGAAAGTTTAAAAAACATTATTGACTCTTTGGGAGCGGCTAAAGTGGCGAATTTGTGCGGTATTTCCGTTCGTGCTGTTTATAAATGGCGCACATCAAATTCCTTGCCAAGAACTGAATATACAGGCGAGACAAAATATTCAGAAATTCTATCTCAAGCCTTAGAAAACACTGTTTCACCAGAAGAGATTAGAAACTTTAGCAACCCCATTAAGTCATGTTATGCGCTTAATGCGTGAATGTAATTTACCAACAGGCGATCGCAATGGCACGCAATGAATTAAGTAAAGACGCAATGAAAATTGCAGATTTGATTTACAAGAAAGCGTCTGAAAAGACGAACAAGGAGATAGCTGAAAAGATTGGGATTGACCCAAGCAACCTTGGCAGATTCCAAACTAACTATCTCGAAATGGTGTGCGCTTATCTCGATGAAATCGGGTTAAGCGTACACGTAAATAAAACTATCATAGTCAAAAACACTTGGAAAAATGATAGCGCATATAGAGGCGTTAATACATTTATCCAAAATGAAGATGGTGATGTTTTTGAAATGCAATACTATACACAGCAGAGTTTTGACTTAAAAAATGGTTTATTGCATAAACTCTATAAGCAATTTAGAAATCCAAAAACGCCATTCCACGAAAAAGAGAAGTTATTGCTTGAAATGCGTAAGCTAAGTAGTAAAATTAAGGTACCAAAAGGTATTGAACTTATTGAGGATAAAAAATGAGTTTTCAATATTACTTAGCAAACATTGGCGAGAATCGACAGAAACTTATCAGAGGAAACCCTTCTGATTTATTATCTTTTTCGGTATTTGAGCCAAAAAAATTAGAGTGGGATTCCTCACGAGGTATTTCATGGGCTGAGCGCTTACTTGAAAGTGGTTTTAGTGATTTCAAGGTTATTTCCGAAAGTGACGCTATTCGATTTATGAGAAACTGATAATGACTCTATCAACAAGAGCTGAATTGTTCGCAAAATCAATCCATCATAATCAGGTGGATAAGGCGGGTAAGCCATATATTCAACATTTGCAAGCTGTCGTAGATAACCTCGTAGATCCATCAGATGAAATGGTCGCAGTGGCATGGCTCCATGATAGCGTAGAAGATACTGAAATCACTCCTAACGACTTATCACGTTATTTCGGCGATACCGTATCGGATGCTGTTTTCGCTATCACGAAGGTGAAAGGTGAGTCATACGATAAATATCTATCTCGAGTAAAAGCAAATCCAATTGCAAGGCTGGTTAAGATTGCTGATTTAACCCATAATATGGATCTATCAAGATTACCGGTAGTAACTGAAAAAGATTTAGCGAGAAAAGAAAAATACGTTAAGTCACATACTCACCCGGGCGACAGCGGCGGAACAACAGGAACACCACAATGACAACAAGAATAAGACGGCTGGATAAAAATCACGATTGGACGTTTGGGCAAGGTTTTTCGAACTACGCCACTGAATCTGAAGCTATCGCACAGAATGTACAAACCCGCCTTTGGTCGTTTGCCAATGACTGGTTTCTAGATTTAGAACATGGCTTGCCATGGCTTGAGCAAATGGGGCGCGGTGTCAATCTGGCAGATTGGGAAATCAAAATTAAGCGTCATGTGTTGGAGACTGAAGGAGTGTCAAAAATCACCGACTATCAGGCTGATTTTGAACCCGATTCGCGCAAACTGACAATATCCATTGATTATCAGGACATTTACGGGCAACAACAGACCGCACGCTATACAGCTTAAAGTGCGGTCAAATCGACCGCATTTTTTAATGAACCGATAAATTAATTTCGCGCCCTAATTTTTTAAAGGCTTTTTCAACAAAATCAATTTTGGATGGGTGGCGAAAATCTAATAAGCGATCGACTTGCGGCATGTGAACATCAAGACGGCGCGCCATTTCAGCTTTTCGCACACCTTGTGCGAGCATTTCATTGAGTAAGAAGACTTTTAGTGAACGCAATAAGGAAAGCGGAACCGTATATTGCCCATCTTTTGGCTGGCTTGGCATTGGAATTGGGCGTTTATCATCAAAATAAAATTCAAGGGCGGTTTCTAAACCTTCTTCCGCTTCAAGTAGTGCGCTTTCAATATCTTCACCTACACTTACCATTTCGGGAATATCGGGGCAAGTGACAAGGAATGTACCGTTATCATCCGGGGTGATTTCAACAGGGTAGCGTAACATGGTTTCTCCTTAAATCGTTTGAGAAAACGCCCCTTTTCAGAGGCGAAAGACTTATTTTAAGTTTAAGTCTTTTTTGATTTTGTGAACTAAACCGGTACCGATTTCTTTACTACCATGGTAGGGAAAGACAGTTTGGCAGTCATTCAACGTTACCTTGCGATGACTTCCGCGCTTGGTTGCTTCGACTTTGCAGCCTTGCTCAAGCAAGTATCGCAAGAATTCACTGTATTTCATCGGGGTACCTCCTTTGCTATACAGTGAAGATAGAATACAACAAATTTGTTATATGTGCAACATTTTTGTTGTGTTTTTTAAATAATGATTTATTTGATAAACTTTTTTCAAAAGCCTGTTTAAAACGTAGGTTTTTTTAATAATGGAATCTGCGACGCAGATCGCAAAATTGAAATAAATTTGAGGGAAAACTTACGGAAATGTCTTGGGTTTCGTAAAATAGGAGTTTCTATTTTTTACTAAGGAACATATCTATGAACACAACCAACATTATTGCCGGAATTATTGTCATTTTAATTTTATGCAGCCCTTTTGCATTGATTTACTGGATAGTGAAAAAAATCAAACAGCGTAGAGGGCAAAAGGCATTAAATGATTATCAAGAACTCGCGGATAAAAAAGCACAGTTGCAGGTGGAGATTGATGAGAAAAGTAAAGAATTGTCTTTGATTAAAGATGAGTTAAAAATTTATGAATCAGAAGATGCTTTATTATCAGTAGGTTTATATAAGCCGATGTTTAATTTTGATACTTCGGAAGAGTATAAAGATAAAATTTCAGAACTGAGAGAGAAGCAAAAGGAGTTATTTAAATCAGGCAGAGCTTGTATTTGTTCTACATCTTGGACTGTAGGGAATGGAAAAGATGCCAAGAAGAAAGGCGCAGCTATGACGAAAGATAACATTGACTTAGCTTTAAGGTCGTTTAATGGCGAGTGCGATGCGCTTCTTACGAAAGTAAATGGTCGCAATGTTGATCGTATTAAGAAAAGTATGGAAATGTCTTATGAGCGAATCAACAAGCTAAATGTCCGTAATGTCGTGAAAATACAACCTGCATATTTAAATCTTAAAATTCAAGAGCTGATGGCTACTTATGAATATGCTTTGAAAAAAGAAGAGGAAAGGGCGGAGCAACTTAGAATTAAAGAGGAAATGAGGGAAGAAGCCCGCGCACAAAGGGAATTAGAGAAAGCTAAAGCCGACGCAGAAAAAGCGCAAAGAGAGGCAGAGCAAGAGTTAGAAAATGCTCGCAAATTGCTTGAAAAAGATCGGGCTAACACCGAACTTCAGGCAAGAATTGCAGAATTGGAACAGAAATATCAAGAAGCCTTGGAGCGTAGTGAAAGAGCCACTTCCCAAGCTCAATTGACGAAATCAGGGCATGTTTATGTGATTAGTAACATTGGTTCATTTGGTGAAAACGTATTTAAAATCGGTATGACGCGCCGTTTAGAACCATTAGATCGGATTAGGGAATTGGGAGATGCAAGCGTTCCATTCTCTTTTGATGTTCATGCGCTAATCTATAGCGAAAATGCGCCGGCATTAGAAAACGAATTGCATAAGGTGTTTGCAGATCATCAAGTGAACCGAGTAAACCCACGCAAAGAGTTCTTTAAAGTGCCGTTAGACATGATCGCCAACGAGGTCAAAAAACGCAATGCTAAAATTGAGTTCACAATGCTAGCTGAAGCGTCAGAATATTATCAATCACTGGCAATGGAAAAAGAACACAAATATACTGATATTATTGAATCTGACGATGAAGATTTGTCAGAAGAATAAATTCAAAACCCCGTTTACAAGACGGGGTTTTTGTTTTATATTGTGCTCCAAGGCTCGTAACCTTAAAACAAAGCGGAAATCCGCACCCGATAGCATAGCGGTTTTTTTATGCGTAAAATTTGACCTCGTTTAGTTTTATTGCCATTAAGACTTAACACGCATACATCAAATTTCATCTATGCCGAGAGGGCGGAGAATACAATACCCGAAAGGGGAATAATCCCGGCCGTTCTTTGTTTCGGTTTCACCTTTTCGCACAAGAGTTAGCAAGATAAATTTTACTGCTTTTTTCAGTGCGAAATCCGATTGAGTGTTTTCAAGTGTGCTAAAAAAGAGTTTTATTTCTCTCGGGGTTAGAACGCGTTCGCGCTTTTTGAACGTTGCAATAGATGAATTTGCGATTTCATCGGCTGGATTTGGCAGTTTATGTCCGCGCTGAATCGCATATCGGTAGATATTCGCGATTAAATCCCGTACGAAAATGGCCGTGGAAGGCGCACCGCGATCTTTAATTTTATTGCAATGGCGGCGGATTTCATCCGTAGTGATTTCGGTCATTAAGCGATTCCCAAACGTGCCTTTAATATCTCGTTCATAAGTGGCCACGCGGAGGGCTTTTGTACTTTCTGCCAGTTGCACCTCCTCAAGGTATTTTTCAGCGAAAGCGGAAAAGCGATCTGCATTGCGGATAAGGTCTTTTTGATTACGCTTTTCACCGGCGGGAGAAATGCCTTCACTGACCTGCTTCCTTGCGATCATTAATTTTTCGCGCGCTTCTGCGAGATTTATTCCGTCGGCGCCGTATTTACCGATAGTTAATGTTTCGCGTCTACCGTTGATTCTGTAGTCGTAACGGAATGTGATAGTCCCTGCGGGAGTGACTGATACATAAAGCCCGTCACGATCAGCGACTTTATAGAGTTTATCTTTTGGTTTTAGTGATTTGATTTTTGAATCGGTGAGCAT